CATCATATGTCTTATAATTTGTAAGCATCGTATTAACACGTGTCAATACTTCCTTTTTTTCTAAATTATAACTTCTAATTAAATTCATAGCAGTTTCATATGGTTTCCATTCCATTTTACTAACTTCAGTATGTTGATATGAATTCATTAAATCTATATTATTTTTCATATAGGCAACATAATATTTATGCTTATATGATTTATAATTAGAACCGGTAAATATTTCTTCAAATGGTAAAACATTATGCAGTATGTTAATTGATGACCTAGAAATTCCAGTTTCTTCTTCAAATTCCCTCAAAGCACACGACAAATCTTTCTCTTGATTATTATGTCTTCCTTTTGGAAATCCCCATTCGGTTTCTTCCCATTTTCCGACATTATTTGTATCATGTATTAAGGTTTCAAGAGAATAATCATCATTATTTATAACAATACCGTTCTTTAATGATTCAAACTTATCTCTTGAAATTTTTTCTTCACTTCTATATTGACTATTAATATCGTTTCCCCATAACTTTGTCCATAAAGAATCAAATGATTGTGTTAATAAACGTTGTTTTTCGTCATTTGTCATCTCAGATATAATATTCAATAGATACATTTTACTATATATATTGTATTTTCCGCGCATAAATTCAACATATCCAATACTATCCTTTCTGCGAATGAGTAGATACTCGGGAAACGGTTTATTCTCATTATTCTCATTATTCTCATTATTCTCATTATTCTCATTATTCTCATTATTCATTCTATAAACAATAATACCAACGCTAGTGATTGGTTGTTTGCATTGATAAAATATATGCCCATTATTGCCACAGTTATTACAAAATGTTGAATTATTCATATAATCTTAGATTTATTGGTTATACTGTAAATCTTTTTATATTGTTTATTATAATGGGATTAGAACCAAGTGTATGGGGTCCTCATTATTGGTTTGTTTTGCACACAATTGCTTTAACTTATCCACATAATCCAAATGAAACAATTAAGAAAAAATACTATGATTTTATTCATAATTTACCATTATTTTTACCAGTATCAACTATAGGTAACCAATTTAGTGAATTGTTGGATAAATATCCAGTAGCACCTTATTTAGATTCCCAAAAATCATTTTCAAAATGGATGCACTTTATTCATAATAAAGTAAATGTTTCTATGGGCAAAGAAGAAATAACAATGGAAGAAGCAATGGTTCAATATTATGAACACTATAAACCCAAGCAAGTAAAGTATAAAGAAGAACGCAGAAGAAGAGAGAAATATGTGTTTTTGGGAATAGTAATACTTATTGTATTTTTATCAATATACCTCTATAAAAAATGATAGTATTAAAAAATGATAGTATATAGAAAGAGATAAAGAATAAAATAACACAATACTATATACAAATTATATGAATAACAAGAAAACAAGAAAAAATAAAGTAATAAAAGTAATAAAACTTAATTCATCTCTACGTAAAGAAAGTAAAAAACATAGGTCAAAAGTGAATTATAAGAATAAAAAGGGAAATAAAAAGGGCGGTGAAGCAGTTGCAGCAGGGTCCTATGGATGTGTATTTCGACCGCCAATAAGATGTGCTAGTGGAGAAGAACCTAAAGCATCGCATATATCAAAATTAATGTATAATGACAAAAGTGTTTATAAAGAAAAAGAAGAAATGGATAAAGTCAAGGAAATTATTAAAAAAATTCCAAATAATGACAAGTATTTTTTGGTGATGGATACAAATTTGTGCGACCCTGGTAAATTATCAGCAGAAGATTTAAAATATTTTGATGATAAATGCGATTTATTTACCGAGAATGGAATTAATTCTAATAACGTAAATAATAATCTAAAACATTTAAAATTAATCACAATCCCGGACGGAGGTATAGAACTTGATGATTATATTCACAATATTGTTTTAATGAATAATGAAATAGAAAAGTATCGTTTATTTATACAAGTTAATACTAGTTTAATTCAACTCTTAAACAATGGTATTGTTCCTATCAATAAGAATGGATTGCTGCATATGGATATTAAAGGAAATAATATGCTTGTTGATAGTTCGGTGCAGGTTCGTTTAATTGATTGGGGATTATCTGGCAAAAATGACGGAATAACAATTCCATATGAAGTTACTAATCATAATTTACACTTTAATACGCCATTTTCAAATTTATTATATAATAATCACTTGAAAGAATGGCTGCCTATGGAATATAAGAAAATCAAGGCATCTTCAGAATTGTATAACTCAAAATCCGGACAAGCAGAATTATTGAAAATTATTGCTGTAAATTTAGTGAATCATATTATAGAATATAATAAAACAAGCGGACACTATCAGTCAATTGTTTCGATATTACATTACATTTACAAAATATATGCAATAGATAATGAATATAATACTATTGATTATAATGTTTTAATTCAAACTACCATTATAGAATATATACAATCGGTTTTATTAGCATATGTCGATGATGATGGACACTTTAAAGATGTAGAATATTTCTATGAAGTATTTTCAAAGAATGTTGATATATGGGGATTTTTAATGGGTTATATTTATCTGATTGAAAAAGGTATTAATTACAATTCAAATAATACTGTTACGTTCTTAATCCATAGAGATATAATAAATAGCGTATGCAGAATATTGATAAAATATTGTTATAGTCCAGAATATGCTACTAAGGCAATTAACGTAAGCGAACTTTCAAAAGAGTTGGAATCATTAAATACAATTTCAAGAAGTATTGTTAAGACCAAGACCAAGACCAAGACCAAGATAAAACCCAAGACCAAGACCAAGACCAAGACCAAGACCAAGACCAAGACCAACGCAACACCAGGTATTTACAATAATAAGGAAATCCAATCTATAAATTTAAATAATAATAATGGGTTTTTAGTAGAAGATATATCTATGTAAATTTATTATAGTATAATTATTATATAAATGAAAATAGAACTACTAATTATAGGTATAACTATATTTTTTATATTAAATATCTATCATGATGGTAAATATGTAAAATTAGTAAAATCGTGGAAAAAATATTATCAAATGGCAGGTATAGGTTTTGTAGGGTTATCGACTTATCTATTTATGAAAAAATACCCATCGCAATCAAAAAATTTAGTATCACATGCGAATGGTATTATAAAATATATGCCGATTGATAAAGAAGCAAGTGATTTACTGTCACCGTTATTAAATATGACGGGCGGTGGCGGCGGCGGCGGCGGCAATTTTAATAATAACACGGGTTATATGATGTCACCGCAGGAAAAAAGAATATTATCATCTGGTGGAAGTAACGCACCGAATATACAAAAGGCAACAAAGAGGTCAGTGAGTGAAACAAAAAAGAAGTATGTAGCAGCGCAACAAGGATGGAATTGTGGTGGTTGTAAGAAACAGTTGCCTGCTTGGTTTGAAGTAGACCACAAGGTGAGACTAGATAATGGTGGTTCTAATAATTTCGATAATTTAGTTGCTTTATGTAGAGATTGTCTCGGTAAAAAAACTGCATTTGAAAATTTATAGTATTATAATAATAATTATAATTATTAATATTATTACTAATCTCTTTGTATAATAATAAACATAATAAACTTTCTTACTATTATACAAAGATATGTCTTCTGAATTTAATAAAAACAAAAATAATATAGGTAATCTAATTGATAGTTTAAGTGGAGAACTAACAAAGGCAAAAAAGAAGGTATCAGAAGTTTCAGAAAAAGAAATTAATTTAGACTTTATGGAACGGTTTACACGTATGTTATATTTAAATCCATCTCATTTGGCAAAATTGGAAATGCTACAATATATTTTATTTATTGCTATTATTTATTACTATAATCCTCTTGGAATTAAAACAGCATATCCAGTATTTACTCAATTATTGGTAATCAGTGTTGCATTTGTCTATGTGATGTTATTCTTTTTCATTAAAATGAAGGTCGACCATAATGAAGATGTAGATTTAATTGATCCGACTGAAAAAAATGCACTAATTAAAATTATTTCACTTATTGTGTTTTTTGTCGCTTTTATGTTTTTTATTAAAGGGATGATATGGATTTTAATAAATACTGGTGTAGCGGGATTACTTACCAATATAGTAACATTGATGGTAATTATTGGTGCGATTGCCGTGATATATTTGTTTATGAAAAAGTCAATTGATAAAATTAAAGACTCTAAGCAACAAAAATTTGCTTCATTAGTTATTAAACTAATTTTGTTTTTACCTTGTCTCTTAATAGATGCTGTTGAATATATCAAATATGAATACCATTTAACAACCAAACCAGTATGGACATTGTTGGGAGTTGAAACATTATTTATTGGATTATGGTTTTTAATACCAGTGATGTTCGATAAAGTTATTAATTATAGTGGTAAAAAATTAGTGAATAAACCATTAAATTTAAATAAAGAATATACAGTTGGTAAATATGATGAATTATATGATATACCGGATACCGACCATTATGATTTAAATGAGATTGATAAAAGTTATGCAAATAAAATGAATAATCGTGTTAGAAAAGAAAATGATAACCTCGGACAAAAAAATACATCACTTGATAATGCAGAACATGAACAATACACTGACCCAAATATACCGAAAAATAAAATAATGGCATGGATTTATAATAAATTTAAAAATCCTTCTTTATTGAAGATTGATTTTGGTGTTAATCCTCAACCAAGTATGTATGGGGATGACTATAAGTTTAGATATAAATATGCCATTTCTGGGTGGTTTTATTTAAATCCTCAACCACCAAATACAAATGCTGCTTATAACAAATATACAAACATTATTAAATATGGAAATAAGGTTAGATTGGAATATAATGGGAAAAAGAATAGTTTAAGAGTAATGGCAGAGGTTGCTGCACCAACAAAGAATAATACAGGTGTTACTGAAGATGAAGATACTGAAGATGAAGATACTGAAGATGAAGATACTGAACCAAAAAACAAATCTGTCGTGGTATATGAATCAAAAGACGTCATTTATCAAAAATGGAATAATATTGTTATAAATTACAACGAAGGATATATTGATATATTTTTAAATGGTGTCTTAGTTGGTTCTTATGTTGGCGTGGCACCCTATATGAAATTAGACGAAATTGTTACAGGTTCAGAAAATGGAATATATGGCGGGGTATGCAATCTTGTCTATTACAATGATGTACTAAATGAAAAAAATATTGTGATGAATTATAAAACATTACGGGTAAAAGAAATGCCATATGTGTGGAGTATAAATGATGATATAAGTTTTGATATTGAGAAGAATAAAAATCCGAATAATACATTTATAAATAATATGAAAATGATGATGGGAGTTCAATAAAGTAAACTATGCTTATTTAGATATTATTATTTTATAAACATTATTTTATAAACATTATTTTATAAACATTATTTTATAAACATTATTTTATATATTATAGTTAATTTCTATTCTATAATATATATAAAATGGACGTGAAACAAATAGTATTACTTGTTTTTGTATTATTACTTATAATCTATTTTGTTGTAAATGCTTTTTCAAAGTCTACTAAGTTGACTGAAATGGCGGAAGGGAAAATTCAACAAACGATTTTGGCAAAGGATGTGAAAAATAATAATAATTCCAGCAATTACACTTACTCTATGTGGATGTTTGTAGATGACTGGAATTACAAATATGGTGATGAAAAGGTCGTTCTTGACCGTGTTAAATGTCCTACCGTTGTTTTAGGAGATAAACCAAACACATTAGAAGTTGTTATTAAGTATTATGATACGGCGAAGGATATTGCAGGTGCAGACGGCAGCACTGTTAAATCACTTGCCGAAAAATGCAGAATTAACATAAATGCCCCTGAATGTGCTGCAACCAAAGAAGCATGTGATGCATGTAATAGTGGATACACTTGCGCATGTGATGATTGTGCCCGTGGTATACCGAACGATGCAAATAGTGAATCGAACCAGGACAGATTAGACCGTCTTGCGGAAGATAGAGCACGCGCAAACCAAGGAACGACTGATCATACGTGTATGATTGACAATGTTCCTATTCAAAAGTGGGTCAATGTTATTGTTAGTTTATATGGACGAACATTAGATGTGTATTTGGATGGTAAATTAGTGCGAACTTGCGTTATCCCCGGTGTTCCGCGCGTCGATAATGATATGGATATTCAGGTCACTCCTAATGGAGGATTCAGTGGATGGACTTCTGCATTTAAATACTGGTCGCACGCCTCTAACCCTCAAGAAGCATACAATATATACAAGGAAGGTTTTGGAAAGGGTATTTTAGCAAATGCGATTAGT